ATTATGTTAACGATAGAACAAATGCTTATAATCTTTATATTAGGAGATTTAGTAAGGACATTTACAACGTTGATAATGACCTTGACGGTCGCTTGTCTACTACTGAACAAACCGTGAGACAAGGAGGACTTTACCGATGAGCCAAATTTCAACTATTGTAGATCAATTAAGACTTCTAATTAAAACGACTCTTGCCTCAAGATCAACTAAAGAGTTAAAAAATCCTATTGATATCCTCTCAAATGATTGGGTGGCACTAGACGGGGGTTTTGGACTTGATATCGCTACAGGGTTAAACACTAAAAGAATGGTCGGATGCCAACTCTCCATTTCAAGGACATTCAATATCACTCTTACTAACATGGTTAAATCAATCCATAATGACGTGGATTCAAGATTTACTACAGAAAAGACTCTGTTAGAGGACCATTATTTACTAGTAAAAGAGCTGGAAAAGAATGCTCCATTAGCTCAATATTATACTAAGCTTAATTATATTTCTGATAGTGGGATTGTCCACGTGGACGAAGGAAAGAAAAACTTTTTGATGATACAGCTACAAGTAGAGATAGAATATTTTGAAAGTTTATAACGGACTATTTTAATTTCCAAAGGAAGGAAAGAATGACAGTACAAACAAAACAAACCGTATTCGCTATTACTAAAGAAGTCACTGAGTCTATCCCTGTATTCCCCACAGGTGCTACTCAGTATTCAGCATTCCAAGAAGGATTCTCCGTAACTCCTTCTTTCGCAACACTTGATTCTACAGAATTACAGGCGTCAATTGGTAAAACAAAATCAACTCTAGGCTTTGAAGAACCGACCGCAAGTGTGAATCACTATATGAGACATTCGGGGACTGAGGGTACAGCTCCAGACTTTGATATTCTATTAGAGAATGCTTTAGGTGCTAAGCAGACCAATGCGACTGAGAGATTAACCGCCGCTGCGTCGACTACTTCACTTGTCAAACTTGCCTCAGGTGGGTCAGACTTTACTCGTGGAATGGGTTTGCTCGTTAAGAATGCTACTGACGGCTACGAAGTGAGGAACGTTTCATCAATTGCGACTAATGATCTTTCTCTTGCACAAAATCTAAACAATGCTCCAGCAGCAGGTGTTGGCGTTGGTAAGGCCGTTCACTATAAAGTAAATGATTCTGGAACATATCCTACACTCTCCCTTTTTACTTATCGTGGAAACGGTGGGGCCCTGGAAGTTTTATCAGGTGGGAGAGTTACAGCTTTTGGAATAGAGGCTTCTGGAGGAGAGTTTATTAATGCATCGTTTACTATTGACGGTGTTAACTATAAATTTGATCCAATTGAAATCACTTCATCTACACGTTACATTGATTTTACTGACTCAGTAGGAACACAAGTCGCTACAGTTGAGGCCAAAGTCTATAAAGATCCATACGAGCTTGCTAGTGCCATTCAGACAGCTATGGACGGGGCAAGCACTGATACTATTACTTGCACATATAACGATGGTACTCGAAAATTTACGATCGCTTCGAATGGGACTACGCTCAGCCTTTTATTCGCTACTGGGGCTAACACTGCAAACACTATTGCTACTAAAATAGGTTTTACAGTTGCCGATGAGACAGCAGCACTTACTTATTCTAGTGATAATGCTTTAAGTTTCGCATCTCCTTTCGTTCCAACTTATAACACAAACAATAATCTTGTTGCTAAATATCAACAAGTAATCTTGGGATCTGCTACCAACGTAGTTTGTTTTGATTCCTCTACAGTATCCATCAATCTTACTAACACTAAAACCGATATCATTTCTATCTGTGCTGAGTCTGGCAAGGCCGGATCATTAATCTCTGCAAGGGAAGTAACAGTTGACGTTGTCGGTTATTTAGCTGTAGGACAAGCGGAAGAATTTAAACGCTATAGAAATAATGACACAATCGCTTTCACTTTCAATTTTGGGGAAAAAGTAGGTGGTAACTGGGTACCTGGCACAGTTGTAAATGCTCATATTCCAACTGCAAGAATCTCTAACTTTGAGTTAGGTGATCAAGAAGGAATTGTGACACTTAACCTTTCACTACAAGCATTTGTTGTAAGTGGACAAGGTGAATTTTTCTTAACATTGCTTTAATAGATATTTCGGTTAGGGAGAGTATACATCCTTACTCTCCCTATTTTCTTTATGGAGGTAAAAAATGATTCTGAACAAAACAATTATTAAGAGTAACTACACTGTCACAGTTGAGCTTAAACTTCTCAAATATTCTGAGCGTTTAAAGCTATTAAAAGAACTTAAAGTTACAGGTGTAGATGGTAACATTGAAGCCGATGCTATCAATCAAACTGAAGGCCTTATTGAGCTTACAAAAAAACAAGTTATTTCAATCAAGATTAAGACTGAGGATAAAGAATATAACAGTCTAGATGATCTTGAATATTTTGCCGAGTACCAGGACATTATGAATGAGTTAATGGTGATTGTCGTTAAGGGCGCTAAAATGGGGGAAGTTTAAGGTCAGCATTGCGACAACAAGCACGATGGACGTTTAATAAAATACCATCGACTAATTTTAGTTATCCTATCCTAGAGGATTTTTTAACTAAGAAAATGCTGGCCAAAATGGGTTACCGATATAACCCGAACGAGTTAGAAGAATGGGAGGTCGAGGCCTTCCATTTAATTGAAAATACTTTTGCCATGGAAGAGGCAAAAAGTATGAAACAAAAAAGAAGGTAGTTCATGGCCGAACAATTGCAGCTTGATCTAGATATAAAAACGAATGTTAGTAAGGCATTGTCGCAGTTCGATAAACTGAATAAATCAGTTGATGGGATTACGGCCAGTGCTTTAAGTATGGGGAGCGCCTTTGAGTTTGCAAAGAAGGCCTTCCTACCATTGCTTGCAATCGACACACTATTTAGGACAGTTGATACTCTAATCAGTTCGGCAAATGTTTTAGATGATACTTTCAAAACCCTAGCGTCTATATCAAGGCAAACTGGGGAAAATCTAGATGATCTAAAGTCTAGTGCAATCAATCTTGCCAGTGACGGCCTTATCCCTTTAGAGGATTCCGCCCTTGCCATTAGGAACTTGTTACGTGGTGGACTCAACATCGACCAGGCCAACAAGCTTTTAAAATCATTCAAAGAGACCGCTGCTCTAGGTCGTGCGGAAGGAATTTCTCTTGCCGATGCAATTAAAAACGCATCACTTGCATTTAATCAAGCGGCATCGACTGGCTTTCAGAGTGTAAACGTCAAGCTTTTAAGATCCGCTGGAATTTTTATTGATGTTAAGCAAGCTAATGATGCTTACGCTAAAAGCATTGGAACTACCGCCAAGGCCTTAACAGTTCAACAGAAAGAACAGGCCTTACTCAATGCTATTAATGAACAAGGCGCCAAGTCTCAAGGTGATTATGCTAAGATCCAAGATGATTTTAGTGCTGGTCTAACCAAGATTACCGCCGAAATCAAACTGGCAGTAGGGGCCCTAGGTCTTCTTTTTACAGAGAACAATGGAGTCAAGGGATCGCTTACTCTAGTAGGTCAGGCCGCTGAGCTAGTAAGAGTTAATGTCCAGGCCATGACGGGACAGATAAAAGAAGCTGAGCTACAGGCCACAAAAACAAACTTCGCTTTCAATATTTTAAATAAGATCCTAGACAATTATGGATTCCAACAAATCTTAACTAGAGAAGAGACTCAAAAATCAGTTGAGACAACTAAGCAGCTTGTTAAAGGTATCAACTCACTTGGAGAGTCTTTCGCCAAGAAGCTTCCCACTGACACAATTAATGACATTAAAAAGAATCTTGAGTCAGTTGGGATCTTAATTAAAGAAGTTAATGATAAGGCCAAGATAAAACTTGATGTTAATACCGATCTACTCACTAAAGAACTAGAAAATATTCAAAAGCAGCTAAAGAATATAGGTGAAACAGAGATTGCCCAGGTCAGAAATGATTTTGATGCAAGAAATAAGATCATCTTAGATTCATTTAGATCTGAAATTATTGACGAAAAGAAAAAGAATGAGTTAATTGTCAAAAGCAGACAGAAGCTTGCTTTCGATTCTATTAAAGCTAATGATGAGATAGCGAAGAGGCAACAAGAAGCTATTGATAGGGCCAGAAAAATAGGGGCAGATAACCCAGTCAAAGTATTAATTGAGGCCATTATCCCACAGAGTTTTATAGATTTCTTTAAAGCAAAGCCAGAAAATAAAAAAAGTGAAGCTGAAAAAGAGATTGATTTATTTCAAGAGAAATTAGGCGCCGCTGGCAAAGCATTAGTCGCTACTATCGGACAAGGCGCTTTAGGTGCTAAGAATCTATTATCAAAAGGCGTGGAAGCTGCTGCTAGTGCTTTTGGTCCTGCTTTCGGACCTATAGCAGGAGAGTTGTTCAATGTTTTATCAAGTGGACCTGATGCCGTTAGAGGCATAGTTGATTCGTTCACATCCGCTATCCCAACTTTAATAGAAAATTTTATAATTTCTATTCCAATTTTTATTGAGCGGCTAATAGTCGGGCTTAGTAATGCCCTTGTAACTCTTACCGATAGACTTCCAGAAATTATTATCGGATTCATTAAAGGGCTTGTCCACGCCGCACCTTTAGTCATTGAGTCATTAGTGATGAATGCCCCTAAGGTCATTCTTGCTTTAATAAAGGGCATCCCTCGTTTGATCTCTGGGCTAGCCGGTGAAATGCCTACCGTTGCCGTCGCTTTTTCAACCGCCTTAGTAGCACAAGCTCCTTCAATAGGTGTTGCGGTCGCTAATGCTATTGTTGATGAACTTAAAGGGAAAATTGGCGGCCTAGCTGGGGGTGCTGGTGATGTCTTAGGGTCTATAGGCGGTTTCGTTTCCGATATAGGATCTAGTTTTGGCTTTGCTAGGGGAGGAGAATTAATGGGAGGAAGTCCTCTCAGAGACTCTATCCCAGTTATGGCACAAGGTGGGGAGTTATTTGTTGATAGGTCAACAACTTCCCAGCTAAAAGATTTTTTAAATGCTAACCAACAAGAAAAATCTCTAAACGATAACCTAATGTTTGCTCAACTAATCGAGTCAATGAATAGACCGCAAACAATCCAAACCGATGTTAAATTAAACTCTGATACTTTTGCCAATATTATTTTAAAACTCAATAGACAAAATGCGAGGCTTGCATGATCTTAGATAATCCTTGCTATGTTCAATTTTGTAATTCAAACCTATTAGAAATAAATCCCACTATTACAGTTTCAAGTGAGACAGTAGGTTATGAGTTTTCAAAAGCATTAAATTACAATAGACAACAAACCTATAAACCTACTGGAAGGTTTTTAATAGAGACTGGAGTTAATACCACTTTCTATTTTAACGATGGATCAGATAAGACGGCCCTTGTCCCAGCTTCAAATTATGCCACAGGGATTGCCCTTGCAACGGCACTGCAAACATCATTAAATACAGCCTCTAGTGGTTTTACTGTAACTTATTCATCAAATAGATTTACTATTGCGAGGTCAAGTGCATTCACACTAAGACTTTCGCAAACAAGTGCAGCTATTCATTACACGTTAGGCCTAACCTCCATAACTAATGTGGTGGTAGCTGCTTCTATATCTGCTAATGAAAAAAGATGTCATTATCCTTACGAAGAAATAGCTATTGATTTTGGATTCAATGCCATAGTTGATTTTTTTGGTATGATAGGAAGGCTTACGGAGGAGTTTCAAATAAGCGATAGTGCGACCGTCACTCTCCTTGCTAATAACATCAATGATTTCACTTCCCCTCCTTTATCAGTTACGGCAACGGTTAACAATGAAGGAGCATTTTATTCTTTCAATGAAATAGATTCAGCTTATAGATTCTGGAGGATAAGAATTCAAGATTTCCAAAATCCTTTAGGTGGCACCTTTGAAATTTCAAACTGCTACCTAGGGCAAGGACAATTCTTAGAGTTTAGAAACGTTTCAAATGGATTCGATTTTGCTTTGAATGACACCACTGCTATTAGTGAGTCGGAGAGTGGAGTCAAATATTTTGATGAATCTTACAAGTTCTTTACGTTTGATGGTCTGACCTTTGCTATCTTGACTCCAGAAAACAAAGATATTTTGCTTAATCTATTTAATGATCAAGGAACTAGCAGGCCTTTTTATCTTTGTTTAGATCCTTCAAAAAAGATCACCACTAGCATTTCAAGATTTAATAGACTTGTTCGGTTTACAAATAGTCCCAGGTTTAACCAAGTTTTTTATAAATACTATACTGTAAATGCAAACTTTACGGAGCATTTTTAAATGAGCATAAAAGATTTCCCTAGCATTCAATATGTATCTGTTCTTGAAAATGATTCTGACATGATGAAACTGGCAACATGGATTCCTACCGAATCATTTCAACTGCAAAAGGTGATGATTAAATTATACTTAGAGGGAAGCTTCCCTAATGAGAGTCTAAAACTAAGACTCCATTCAAGCGATTATTACGGTATAAACTTTGCCGAAAGTAACACTATTGAGCTTGATAATGCTGGGACTAATTTTTTAGGCTGGGTCACATTTGATTTTAATAGGGAAGAATTATATTCGGGATTCACTTATCAATTAACAGCTATCTCTAACGGATATACTAGGAATGCAGACTTAAAATATATATCATTTGTGCACGACTGGCCCTTAAGATTCTATTCCTCAACTAATATAGTCTATCAATACATTCCAAGTAAATATCCTAAAGCAATGCAGATATTTGGGAGGCAAGCCTAATGCCTAATAACTACTCAACTCTGATTAATGAAAGGTCTAGTATAAAATTCTATCTAGTAAGGTTGAAGCCAGCCAGGGATATTTCAAGTAACCTTGTTTTATTCTCTGGAAATACCTATCAAATGACCTTTGATGTTCCGACTGTCCCAGCACTGACAGTTAATGGCGTTGCTTATACTAAAGTTTCAAGTGCTACTCCCTCCAGTGGTCAATTTTATTTTAATGATGATAGTAAATTATTAAGGGTAAACCTGGGTACTGCTTTAACAAGTCAAATTGTGGTGGTATTTTACTATCTGTTTTTTACTAATGATATTTATAAGCGAGCTAATAGTGAACCCGTGACATTGACGGGAGAGTTTTATAATTATGATCCAAGGATTGCAAGTGATGCTGGTTTTACTATAAGTCAAAATAATGTCATGTTCGGGACAATCTCAATTAACTCAACTTCACTAGACTTTAAAAATCAAGATGATTATTTCCAACAATTTTTGACTGATAATGATTCATTTAAAAATAAGGAAGTTATTTTCTGGCATTGTTTAGATGAAGTAAGTAACGTTGCAAAAGTTTATAGTGGGACTATATCGGACTACTCACTAGGGAATGATCAATTTAGTATAAGCATTGATTCGGATTTTACTAAGCTGCTACAAACTAAGTTTACAGGTGGTACTTTTGAAAGATCATTCTTAAGACTAGCAGACTATCCCAATATGGATTCTGGCAATGACTTCCTCCCTTTAAAAAAGATGTATGGAAGAGTTAGTAAGTTTAGTCATAACTCAGATCCCTACGATACTGCATTTGTAATGGCCCAAAAGAATGTGGCCAGTGCAGAGTATGCAGGAGCTTCTTATTTAAAATTAAAGCAAGATACTTATGAAGCAATTAATATAGACATTGGTACAGGTACAACAAGTAATAGAACATGGGCCTTGTACTATGAGGGTAGTTTAAATGCTGAAAATTGGTTTTTTACTGTAAGTAATTCAGCAGCACATTTCCCTGCGACTGCTTTTGGTATGAAGTTATGGGACATCGACACAGACACAGAAAGTAAATACAACTTAACTGTAGGGGATACTTTATTTAATCAAACTTTAGGTTATCCTTGTCACGTTATAGGGATTAGTCCAGGCGGTTTTACTATTGCAATGAAAACAACTGACACTAACCCAGCGGTAAATAATGTTTTCAGTAGGCAAGAAATATCACAAGTACAAATTGAATGTACTGATATTCAAAAAAATGGTGAAAACTTAGTTCTCCCATTAGTTCATGGTTATGATTATCTTTTAATCACAAATGGGAATGGTCTAAAGACTATTGTTCTTTTTGATAACTTTGAAGCTACCTTTCCCGACTTTGTCGCTAGTGGTAAGACTACAGGCATTGAGTCAAACTATATTATGCGATATGTAGCTCATTGTAATACAAGCTTTGCGGCCAGTCCTTACACAAATATTAATTTGAATCACTCTGATTTTTTAAAAGAGATGATTCAAGAAACAGGATTAGCAGTAAACGCCGCCTCTTTTGCTACTGCTGCTTTAACAGATATAAGATTGAACATGACTTTGCCTTTTATAGGAGAGTCAGAAATGCCGACATATATTAAGATTATTGAAAAGGTGCTTGAAAGTGTAGGCGGATACATTACTCTTAATAGCTCAAATGAAATTGAGTACTATTTATTAGGGGCCCCTAGTTCACCTACAGTATTAGACGAAGACCTTTACATGAAAGGGAGTCTTTCTCAAGATCTAAAATTTGATGATGTTTACAGCACAATTAAATTTAAAAATAATCATGGCGGTGTATATGACTACAAATCAACAAACCTTGGCTTACGTGCTGGGAGTGGGGTTTATGCCGACTGGCCTTATCAATGCACTATAGAAACGAATCAAGAGACTAATAATAAGGTTAAGTACTTGCATGGGATTCAGAAAACCATTGAAATTGAGCATGTAATTGATAGCCTCACTAGTACTAATTGTTTCGATAGAATCAAGAAGCTAAGATTTAATCGCTTAGCTCATTTAAAATTTAGGACTAAAGTTAGTAATCAATCAAAGCTAGGTGATAGTTTTCAAATTCAAAGTAGTGAATTAATGGGGTCTAATACTAAAAACATTAGATTGTTCTCTAATACTAAAAGAAAAACAGATTGTGAGTTGGAAGGATATGACCTACTAGGGTTTTAAAAAAGGATTTTTTATGGTTACGGAAGTTAAGAGATTACAATTTATAGACGGAGTTAATGTCAACACTCCTGAACAAACATCATTAACGGTTATTCCAAGTGTGACAGTGACAACAACTCCTTATACTGCACTAGAAACAGATAGTGTTATCTATGTTGATACTACAGCAGGGGCCATTACTATCAACTTGCCAGCGGTAGCAACGGCATCAAGTAATGGGAAGTTTTATTACATCAAAAAGATTTCCACTGATGCCAATACTGTTACTATAGATCCAAATGGTGCTGAGCTAATTGAAGAGGCTGCATCTATCCAATTGTTCAAGCAAAATGATTGTGTACAAGCTCACTGCAATGGCACTAGTTGGCGTCTTATCTCTGACCAAAAGAATTTTTTAGTTGATATGTATTCAACGCAAGTTATTGCTGGGAATAAAAGCTTTTCTGGGATCACCACCGTTACCAATACAACCGAGTCTACCACGAAAGACAATGGGGCCCTGGTAGTTGAGGGCGGTGTCGGTATTGAGAAGAATTTAAATGTAGGCGGAAGTGCTGTCATTACTGGGAACACTACTATTGACGGTGATTTGACAGTTAATGGCACGACTACAACACTAAACACTGCAACTCTGACAGTGGAGGACCAGAATATCAACGTGAATAAGGGCGGCAGCCAGGCTACAGCGGATGACCAGGCCGGAATCACAGTTGAAATGAGTGACGCTCCCCACGCCAAAATGCTTTATGACAAAGATCTTGCCTCTAAATGGAAAGTGGGAAATGCTGGGAGTGAAAAAGAGGTAATCACTGCTGGTGATACTCAGACCATGACTACTAAAACCTTTTCTGATTCTGTTACTTTTGCAGAAATTGCGACGCCTGCTACTCCTGCTGCTGGTTTTG